CCTAAAGCCTCTGCAAATTGTGGCTCGTAAACATCAATTAAATCATTAACAGCATCGCGCCAATAATAAAGCGGAGGTATACCCCTGCGACCTATGGCACGTGCAATATTGAACGCAGCCGCTTCAATTCTTTCGGGTGTTTGCTTAACTATCTTTCCATCCAAAGAACGAACCCTAATAGGTTTTATTTTCATCCATTGAATAATAGCTTCAATAGGTGGACGCTTTGAATTTGCTCTACGACCTTGCTCAACTACATCAGCATACTGACTCGCTTTACCTTTGGCAAAGAACTCTAACTTACCTTTCTTTGCGTTGTAATAATATGCAAGTGATCTACGTAATGTATCAGATGCAACCGCCCGTCTTTTCTTTCCTTTAACGGTACGATATGCACCGAGATTCTGCATTGCCTTTTCGACAACATCAGCACCAAACTTATTTATTAAATTGTTTAAAGGACTATTAGCCATTTATGAAAGTTAAATAAGCGGTGTTTGAATCTTGTATCAATAAGTCAACAAAAACATCTATACCTTTGGTATCTAATGCAACGCGAAAAGAATCATAATCCTCGCTTTCGTCATATCCAAAAAATATATTGCCTTCAAAAACGTGGATAATCGTCACGTTTTGCTTTTCGATTATTTCATATTTCATATACTTACCATTATTGAAGTATTACCTACCGCGCCGCTTTGCAATAAAGCATTATTAATTACTTTAAAACAACAATCATCACCCGCCGAAAAAGTAGCAGTTGTAATACCGCTATTTGCTTCCGTTCCTAATGCACTTCCCGCCGCTATTGTAGTAACTACTGCTGTATCTGCTTGATTCTTTCTTAATGTAAAAACAAGACTTCCTGTAGCGGGTTGGGCTGTTGCCATACGAACATAAAAATTTTTCATAGAGCAATTATTTGGAATAACGAAAAGCCTTGAAAGTTCATTACCATTAAATCCTGCTAATGTAAATCCACCATATATAGTTACACCAGTATTTACTTGAGCATTATGATATGATCCAAGAAAAGATAAAGAAGATGCTATTTTATTATCTATCTGCGTTTGAATATTAGAAGTAACCCCACTCAAATAACCTATTTCAGTTGATGTAGTTGCAGCTACCGCTACCTTACCACCACCATCTGAAACCAACGCGCGATAGTTTGTAAGGTTTGAACTTGTGATTGTAGTTGCCGCGCCTGTTATTGTATCTTGTTTAGTAGATAACGCATTGCTATTTTCCCAAAGTCCATTACTTGAGTTGTATTTTAATATATCATTATTAGCAACGGAAATTATTTTAACATCATGAATCTCGTCTAATTCGTAACCATTCTGCACCCGAACATACATTCGACCTGCGCTACCATTACTTGCGGTGGTCACGAACCCCAAATATACTAAGTGATTAGGTGCTAATGGTTTAGTTTGACTAAAACTACCTGCGGTTGCACCCAAGTACACCGCGTCACCATCTGCCCAAGTTGAAGTAGGGAATAAACTCAAGCCATCAATTTGACCTTGCATGATAATTAAACCCTTCTGATTTGCCGCAATAGATGTACTTAATACAACCCCTATTGTTTGAGCTGATGTAGCATCGCCTGTATTATAAGCTAACTTAACCTTAAGACGGTCACCTGTACCGCCGAATGCGTAAACCGCTTGTCCTTTGGTTATGGTTGTAGCTTCTGCATTTGTCACATATGACAATAATGTATTTGGCGCAGTTCCTATGGCTTGAAATCCATCAGTTGTTGAGTTATAAACGCACAACATTTCAGCACCGCTTACAATATCCCCACCGATTAACGCGCCATCGTTATTCCTATAAAGTGTTTTAGCACCGAGTGAATTAATGTTTAACGTGCAACCTGTGGTATTTCCTGTAACGAACCGAATTAAGAACGCATCTCCATCACTTAATGAAGTTACACCGCTTATGGTTGTGGTGTAGGTATCAGTTCCGCTTGTAGATCCGTGTGGAATGCCACCACCACCCGAACCGCCCGAGTAAGGCTTCCAAGTGTTATCAGCAGCCAAGTAATCAGTTGATGCACTTGGTTGGTTGGTTGTATATTGTACCTTCTTTGCCATTAGTCTCCGATATAAGGAATATCGCAAGCATCCCACAAATAGTCTACCGCTAATTCAATGGATAATTGTACACCCGTTAAAACATGGCTAAACTCTTCTACAAATGGCGAACCGCTTATTGGTGTGGTCAACACTACCGATTCATCAAAGATATTACCTAACTCAAGCATATTAACAAAGTCACTTGCTAATAATATGCAGTCGCTTATCGCTTGTTTTTGGTACTCTGTCTTTTCGTCTTTATCTCTTGGAAGGTCAGCAAAGAACACATCGAATGTGTACGAAAGTTGTCCTTTATCGAAACTTATTCCCGTTGGGGTTACGTGCATCCAGGGGTATTCCGTTTCCTTTTCAAGGTCAGCTTGTGCGATTTGTCCATGAGTAAACCTTCTTATTAAAGCGTGTTGTTCAGCGAATTGCTGAAACTTGCTTACCACGACATTATAGGTATAGAGTGAAGATGCTGTAGCCATATCTTAAAGACGCAAAAGGTTACTTTTTTAGGAGTTGTTTTTGAAAAGAAAAATAATCTATTCGATACGATAGATGGGCGAAGATGGTGCTGGCTTGAGTTTCTGTGATAGTATCAAATTTAGTGACATCCCTGTCCGCTAACTCTTCGATGACATGAAACCATCCGTATCTTTCGCTTAAGTCGTTTGTTGCGCCACCGCTTCCTTCATCATCGTTATCGCCTTCTCCATCTCCATCATCATCGTTGTATCTAAAAACTCTAGGGAACGATTCAGTAATTCGTTTTCGATACTCGAAAAAAAAACCAGCGCACCATTCGCGATTGATAAAGGCATATCATCAAACACCTTTGCATTGGCTAAATGTTCTGCGGTGTAAGGCTCTATTTTGTACTTTGAGCCAATCTCGGAATGGATAGGTCGGTAAAGGATTGATAGTATCTTATTGAGGTTCTTTGGAAAGTCCTTGCAGTTACTCTCAAGGTCTAACCATTCGCCAAATGAAATCTTGTTGATGTCAGGAACGAATCCGTACTTATTCCATTTGTACTTGTGTTCCGCTATTGGGTTTTCAATAACCGATTTGAACGCCTCAATTACCTTCGTTATATCTTCAGGCGATAGTTGGCGCACGTAGTCCTTTGGTTGTCCCATAATTGCGGACACCTGCCCTATCTCATTTCCTTCATTGGTAAGAAAGTCCACGTATTGTTTGACCGTAATGGTAGAATAGTCAAGGGTTAACTTTACTTTACTCATCTCCTAATTGTTGGCTAATTAAATCAATCCATTCCTTATACAAGTCGGTCATTGATGCTTTGGCTAACCTCTTTCTTTGCGCAGGTTGTTGAAGCCACATTCCAAACATCACACAAAGTCTGTATGTATGGTGCATTTGTTGTTCGCGTTGTTCTTCCATTTTGTTAAATGATTTGCTTATAATTTGTCAGATATAATAATTTGTACTGGGTCTCCATTAGCACCTGTTAATTCAGTCATTTGTTTTGGGTTGCCGTAAACCCTGCTTAATAAAGTTTCAATAGAATACAATGAACCTTTCTCAATACTTTTTCGCATTGCGTTGGCAATAGTTTTTTCCAATACCGTTGCATCAGCATTATCCCAAACTAATTTCAGTTCATCCATATTCATTGCCATCATTGCCTGAATAGTATCATTGACTTCTGATAATTTATATCCTTGTTCTTTAAGCAAAGATACATATTTTTTAGGTCGCCCTTTTGGGTTACCAGATTGGCCTTTTTTCCAAGATTTTAAATTATCTTCTTTAGCCATTGTATTTTCATTGTTTTTTTATTATATTTGTCTCATCATTCAACGGAGTGATGTTTCAACATATACTCAAAAGGGGGGCCCATTTGCCCTCCTTTTTTTATTTATATAACCTGTCCATTCTTTTTGATTACTAATGCAGGGTCAAGATTTCTCATCCTATCTACAATCACCTGGCAATATTTCGGGTCAAGTTCCATGCCGTAACATTTGCGTTTAAGTTGGTGTGATGCTACCATTGTAGAACCTGAACCGAGAAATAAATCTAATACTTTATCATCTATTTTACTTGCATCTGATATAGCTTTCTCGCATAAAGGAATTGGTTTCATTGTAGGATGTAGTTCATTCTTTTTTGTTCTATCAATCTGCCAAACGTCCATTCCGTTTTTGCCACCATAAAAGTTATGTTTATCAACCCACCCATAAAATATGGGTTCGTATCTACTCATATAATCACTATTAGACAAAGTGTGATTCCCTTTTTCCCATATAATTACAGAGCGATATTGAAGTCCTGTTCTTGTCATACTTGCAAAATACTTATCCATACCAAGACGATAAAATGTAATATAAAATGCACCTATACAGAATAATTGAATGTTTGCATTAATAGCGTCAAGAAAGTTTTCACCATCTTCTTTTGACATCTTATCGTTCTTAATACTATCGTGTTTTGCATTGTATGTAGGCTGTGTTCCATTCTTTTCATCCCAACTCACATTTCCTTGAAAATCCATTAAGTAAGGAGGGTCTGTAAACACCATATCTGCCTTTTCTCCATTCATTAACTTAGCAACTGTATCCGAGCAAGTACTATCCCCACAAAGCAAACGGTGTTCGCCTATCTCAAATAAATCTCCCAATACAATATCAGTTTCAAGACCTCCTTCTGGCGCATCGAAATCATCTTCCACTGCATCCAACTCTACCATATCACCTTCAAAGTTTGGAATATCCAAGCCCCATTCATTTAACTCATTCTCATCCCATTCATTTGCAATCATATCCCAATCCCATTCACCATATCCAAGATTGTCTTTTATTATAAATTGTTTTTGTTGTTCTTCATTCCAATCAGTTACAATAATAGGAACTTCTTTTAATCCTGCCTCAGTACAAGCTTTTAATCTCATATTACCACC